TGCTTCATCTCAATCCCCTTGACGTATCGTTGCGGCTTGTGCGACTCGCCGTCAGTCCACGTCACGAGTCCGCAATACCGGTTCTTCTCCATCAGCATGAAGCGGGACGACCACTTCTCAAACTCGACCTCGATAGGAGCCATAGACGCGTTCACATCAGCGAGGACGCGCAAGCCCTCTTCGGGCGACGGGACAATGCACATCACCGAGTCCGTGTGTCCGTAAACGACGGGGAAGCCACGCTTCTCCACCTCGTCCTTCAGACGAATAAGGGTATTGCGAGAAGCATGGGTAATGGAAGCGGCGATTTCAGGGTGATAGAGGCTATACTTAGCATCGCCCGCCACTCCATACATCGAAGCAACCAAAGTCTTCGCCGCAAACTGTAAGGTGTCGTATTTCACACGCCCCTGTTCTGTTTTACAAGATTTCATTTGTGCCTTATAGTCATTCCTTAGTTCGGTCATGCGGTCCATGTGGCGGCCAAGGAGACCCTGCCTGTCCTGTGCGAACCGAACGCCGTTCCCACAGTCCACACCGTTTGCGTCGAGCGTGTCCCACGAAATGTTGTGCAGGTTGACGTTGCTATGATACATGGCGCGAATGTCGAAAATACCTACGTTGTCGTGGATTCCGGGCTTCCCCTCCATGACGATGCCGCCGGAATACCTCTCCTTGGGGAAGCGGGCCTTGGACGGCAATTGGAAGTCCACCTTCGGGTCGGATAGAACGAGGTTCGTGAAGACCTGCGTGATGTGCGGCGTTGAGCGGATTTCGCATTGGGCGATGTGTTGCACGGCGATGAAGTAATCGAGCGCGTTCACCATCGCGTCGAGCCTCGGGAGCAGGCGCACGTCCTGACGGTTATAGTCGGTGTATGTCCCAATGTCGGTGTAATAGGTGTCGTGTCCGTCGGTCAATTCGACCTTGCGCTCGTCAAGCACTTCGTCGGCCACGTCATCCAATTTGTAGCCCGACAATTTGCCGTTCTTCATCTCGTAGAGTTTGGAGAAGGCGAGCATCAGGTCAATGCAGTTTCGGCCGGGGATGGGTTGCGCCCAATCGCCGAAATCGTAGCGGAAGCGGTTCATCGGACTCATGCGGTTCGGGGACAGGCCGACCTTGTTCATGCGCTCGGCAATCTGCTTGATGTCTGCACCGACGACGAACCAACCGGTAATAATATCAGGGTCACACTTCCCCATGTGCAGGGTGAAGTGGGTGAGCAAATCACGCTCGTTCGCGAATGCGATGACCGGGGTATCGAACGACACCGACTCCAAACCTTCAGGGTGGTTCTTGCACGGTAGCGAGTCGTGGCGACCGACGGGGACATCGGGGTGCGTCAGCCAAGTCCACATCGTTTCCTTGAAGGAATCATAGACGGTGAGCAGCGTGATTTCGCCCGTGCTGATTTTCCATTCGCCGTCAAGATACCAAACGCGGTGCCGGTAGTTAGGGATGGGAGCGCCGCCTCGCTTCACGCGGTCGGCCAAGACCTTGTTCGTGAAGGGGACGTTTGCCTCCCACGTTTCACCGTCGCGGTTCATCTGACCGATATCATAATCCTGAAAGGTTTCGACCTTGACCAAATCCTCGCCGAACACGCACCGGTAGCCATCGGTCTTGCGCCCTTCGACCCAAGCGGACGATTCCTTGCTGACGTAGCACCAAGGGAGGTAGTCGGTGATGCGCGTTTCGACGCGCCTACCCTCGGTGTCGCGGTGACGAACGAGAACATCGTTCCGCCCGTAGGGTTCGACAATCATGTCTTTCCCTTCGGATGGAGGGATATAAACGTCACGACTTACGGCCGCGTGGTCGGGTTGGAATGTCGTGCTTCTTGAGCCAACCGTGAATCGTCATTGGGCTGACGGCGAACTGTGCCGCGATGTCGGCCATCGTCCGACCTCCCTTAACGTAGGCCTCGGTCAGCCAATCGGCGTCGCGGTAAAGGCGCTCGGCGGGAATTGAGCCATAGGTCACATCAAGGAAGAGCGTGTAGCCTTCTCGCTCGACCTCGTATCGGTCGGAACGAAACTCGTCCATGCTGACCTCAATCTCAATCTGTTCCCCCGTTTCCGGGTCGCGCACCTTCACCATATACAGTCCATGCTTAGAAGCCTATATCAAGGGTCCGCTTCCTTGGTAGGTGGGATGAAGTCGCGGTCGCGGTCCAACAGGCGGAAACTCCCGCACGACCGCTTGACTCCGTTCTTCTTGAAGCGGTGGTAGGAAACGCCGGTGAATCTGACTTCCCCACACCCGACGCACTTTCGCCAAGCCTTGCGAGGCATCAGACGACCCTCCACCAAATCCTACCTCGGTGATGCTGAGAATAGTCCAACATACCTTCCTTAAACATCACCTTGAGAAAACCCGACACCGAGTTCGCGGTGACGCTCATGTTCTTGTTGATGTATCGAAGGGCGCGATGGGCAATCTCGTTCGCAGAAACGCCTTCGCCAATGTCGCATTCAAACAGGAGGACCGCGCCGACGGCAAGTTTCACCGGCATTCTACGTCGCGACATGAAGATGTCCCCGAGGTAGTGGTTGACGAGTCGAACTTGATGCTCGGTCAAATGTTGCATAGTGCGGATTCGCATTGATTCGGCTACATCAGGTGGGAAGGCCACGCCACGGGGAGACACAACCCCCGTCGAACCTTGAGAGGAACCTTCAGCGTTGTTTTGCATGGTTCGCCTTCCCTTGATGTATTCACAGGACACCGGCTTGGAAAGCCCATGACCCGTCGTTGAATCTGACGCCGAAGCGGTAGCCCTGTTCCTCGTGCGTGAAGTCGAAGAAGAACACGTCACACGACCCCTGCTTGTGCTTGAACAGGTAGTCAAGTCCGCCATCAAAGTCCATCGTGAGAGGCTTCTTCTTGGCGGAGTCCGAAGTTCCGATTGGGCTATCAGACGCTTCCGTGTTGATTTTGGTTTCCGTCTGACCATACATCGGGTCGCCAACAATCACCGTCACATTTGGGAAGTTCCTTTCGCCGTCGAACTGAAAGGTGAATCGGTTGAGTCGTTGGTTCCCGATGGCGTCACACCGGAGCGCGGAATAGATTTCGTCCGCGTCAGCCGTGAATGAAGCGCAGGGTGCAACCACGTTGCCGTTCCGGTCGGTGTAGGTCTGCTCGGTCGCGTCTATGCGCTCGGCGAGACCCAAGGACTTCTCGTAAAAAGCAAGCACGGACTCGGGACTGTGCGAGAACGCCTTGGCTTCGTCGCTGACCTGAAGCGTCGTCTGCTTCTTGGACGTGCGCTCTTCGCTGCTCGACCTGAACAACACCTTGTTCTCCGAGGGCTTGTAGTCCACGGTGAGCCATTCACGGTGCATCTTGAGGATGGACAACACGCGGTCAATGTCGGGGATGGGGACGAGCATGTCTTCGTAAACCGAGCCTGCTTCGCATTGGACGTAGGTGAGTCCGGTCAGGTCACGAGTCAGGCTGAGAACGCTACACGTCCCGTTGTTCGTCGGACCCTTCTGAAAGCGGACCATGCAGGACTCGACCTGAGCCTGCTTCTTGCCGCTGACCACCTGCTCCCGCTTCATCACGGTGAGCATGTGAATGAGGTCCGAGGTTCGGACGATGCTAACGTCGGGCACCCAATCAACCCCAATTCAAGAAGGGTAGGCCGGTCCACGTCACGTCGCGGTCCTTGACCGTGAGGATGGTGTGGGTCTCGCCGATGTGTTCCATGTGCTTGCCCTTGATTTCCTCGATGGTCGCCTTGACCACCCATTCGTCAGGAGCGAGGCTTGGGTCAGCCTTGACGCCTGCGGCGGCATCGGCCTTCTTCATGTAGCGAGACAGGAAGATTTGCTGAGAGAACAGGCGCATGGTGCCCTTCTCCCATTCGGGGCGCTCACCGACCTTCATCAGAACCTTGCCGCCGGAGCCGTTGTCCACGTAGTTCGACACGTCCTTGAGGTGGAAGGTGAAGAACACGCAGGGCACAGGCAGGCCGTGGAGGCGCGTCAGGGCGTCGCGGAACAATTGGTTGCGCGTGCGCCATTCCTTTTGGTTGAAGGAGTCGCCTTCTTCCTTGATGGTGCCCTTGCGGAGAAGAACGGCCGTCATGGCCTGTTCGCACCACTTCAGGAACGTCGAACCACCGTCGAAAACAATACCGGCGATGTTTTCTTCCTTGGACTTCTCGGCCACGATGGAGACAAAGTGGTTGACCTTATCAATCAAGTTCGCGTAGTCCACCGACACACCGTCGGGCTTGTAGAGGGAGTCGTCCCGCTCGTCAAGGAGGGGCAACACCGCGATTTCGCCATCGTCGCCGTAGTTCGCGCTGATGGTCGCCTGTGCAGAATTGTCCACGTCGAAGACGTAAATCGTCCCTTCCGGCCTGACCTGACGGCAAATCGCGATGGCGAGTCCCGTCTTGGCGCAGTTCTCCTTGCCGACGAGAGCCATTCGCACCGGCATGTCGTTGGCGCGGTTGTTGTTGAAAAGGTCACGGTAATAGTCCTTACCGTAACCCACCGCCTCCGGCTCGTCCGTCTTCTTGCTTGCTTGTTGTGTTCCCCAAGTCATGTTAATCACCTTTGAATCGTGCGTTATATACGTTGCTCATCGGGGGACGAGGCCCTTCTCCCCGCAGTAGGGGCAGGTGCGCTTCTCAGCCTTGGCCTTCATCATGCGGTCGGCTTCCCAACCACAGTTCTTGCACTTGGCGCTCGTCCATTCGATGGGCAACGAATCACCTCAAGCGTCCCATCCGTCGTTCTCGTCTTCGGCGACGGCGACTTCGACGGGCGCGATGCCGTCCATGCACCACCAACCGTTCACGCTGAAGCGGGCTTCACCCTCACGGGTGGACCACGGCTGACCGACGATGACCATTTCGGAGCCAACGCCGAAGTCAATGAGGTGAGCGTGTTCGGACGGGACGTAGATGTCCACGGTCGGGTGCGACGAGAGCAGGTCGAGGTCGCCGACGACGACGGTGTAGCCGCCGTTGTCCCGTGGGTCAATGTGGGCCACTTCGACCACGGAGCCGTAGATGGTGTCCCAACGCTCCTTGCCGTCGAGGGTGGCGTAGTGAGCGGCGCATTCCTTCAGCGAGGGCATGAAGGTGTTGCCGAGCCAATCGCGCACCGCGCCGGACGGGGTGCCGTCAGCGATGGTGAGGGGTGGGCCGGAGAAGATGTTGGCGACGCTTGCATCCTCGGTGAAGACGGTGGCCTTGGTGCCGTAGCACAGACCGGGCTTGTTCGCAACCTTCAGGCCGATTGTTCCCGTCACGAAGGTCGGGAATTGGGCTTCTGCTTCAGCGCCGGACAAGCGGACTTCAAGCAGGGTCGGGTCGGCGGAAGCGCCCTTGGGGCGACCAAGGAACAGGCAGGTGCGGTCCTTCTCGGACAAGGGCCGAGCGGCCCCGTATTTGAAGTTCTCATTCCCGTTCGCGAAGGTCATGTTGTTCTTGTCCCACACGAGGGAGAAGTGGGTCACGGCGTCGAGCGAGGCGCTGCGGTCAGGCAGGGCGTCAACGTCCACAGAGTCCATGCCTTCCTCAAAGGGTCGGCGGGCGAGCAGGCTCGGGTTGCCGTGGCGGGTGAAGGAGCCGTCCATGTTGTCTTCGTAGAGGTAGAGGGCACCTTGGGACACGAGAGCGAGGCGTCCGTCCATGTCGAGGGACTTCAGCGTGTTCTCCATCTTGCGGTAAGCCATCTCGCCCCAATCCTTGTAGCGGGGGACGTGGACGAACATGCCTTCCATGAGGGTAGCGCCGGAGCGGGCCATCTTGGCCGCCTCGGAGGCAATCTGACGTGCGGCAACGCGCAGGGCGAGCGTCTGAACCTGCTCGTCCGTCTTTCCGGCGGACGACCAAGCCGGACCCTCGGTTGCGAGAACCGCGTCCATCTTCGTCTTCAGGGTGTTCGTGTCGGTCCCGACTTGCGCCGCGACCTTGTTCAGCATTTCTTGTGTGTTGACCATTGGGTTCACTTCCTTGTGTATATTGTCGCCTTGGAGCGAGGGGTATAAAGGTTGCTCAGTCTGAGCCTCCGCAAAGCATTCGTGCGAAATTAAAACGCACAACGTCGGCGTCAACGCCGTTGATGAGGTCGCGCTCGCTGACGATTGCGGCTTCGATGACGCGCATCACTTTATCGGACTTGGCCTTGCCGGTCACGACCGCGAACTCAAACACGGAGCGGACGGATTGGCGAACATCGCCTTCAATCATCAATGCCGCCAACGCCGGTTGCTTGTCTTGGAAACACAGACGTAGGAACCGGTTACAATCGAGTTCGGGCGTGGTTAGGCTGAGGATGAACTTTTCGCGTTGCTCGTCCCGCATGTGA